GGACATAGGCGTCAGGGTCATGTGCTTTTTTGTGGGCGGCGATCCCAGTCAAGGCTGGTACATAGGTTGTTTGCCCAATCCAGGCATACTGCACATGATACCGGCCGTGGGCAGCAGTGAAAAGTGGACCACAGACCTACCCACTCAGGACACCTTTCTGGAAGTGGCAAAAAGTTTGCCCGTGGCCGAACTCAATGAAAACAACACTTCGGTAGCTGAGAATCCTCAGTTTTTCTATTCTGAACGTCCGGTGCATGCTTACGCTGCCTTGACCTACTTTCAACAGGGCTTGCTGACCGACACAGTGCGTGGCCCTATTGCCAGTACCAGTCAACGCGAAAGTCCCAGCACAGTGTATGGTATCAGCACACCCGGACAGCCGATCTACGAAGGCGGTTACAATCAACGTGATATTCGCAAGCAGATCGAAGCCGGATCTGCCACACCAGAATCAGTCAAGGTTGTGGGTCGTCAAGGCGGTCACACTTTTGTCATGGACGATGGTGATCTAGAAGGCGAAGATGCTTTGCTTAGACTGCGAACCAGTAAAGGACATCAGATCACTCTTAGCGATTCTGGTAGCTGTATCTACATCATACATGCCAATGGGCAAGCCTGGATTGAAATTGGTGCCGAAGGCACTCTAGATGTGTTTGCAACCAATTCTGTCAATATACGAACACAAGGCACAATCAATATGCATGCTGACAAAGACATCAACATGTATGCTGGCGGCAATGTCAGCGTCAAGGCCAACGTGGCCATACAAACTGAAAGTGTAGGCAAAACCACCATACGCAGCAAAGATCAAATCAATGTTTACAGTGAAAGTCCTATCACAGTGCTCAGTGATGGCACTTTGGCCTGCAAAGGCAGCAGTGGTGCCAGCTTTGATGGCGGTCCTGTGGCCAAGGTCAATGGCGGCACCGTGGAACTAAACACTTCGGGCAGCTTTGCCACACAGCCGGTCAAGATTCTCACCAAAACCAACATGCCTGAAGTGAAATTTGACGGCAAAGAATGGAAGCAAGACGGCACTTTTGAAAGCATAGTTACTCGGGCGCCCACGCATGAACCATGGCCTAATCACAATGCTGGCGTTTCAGTAGAAGTGACCTATGGACAAGGTGCTAGTACGCCGGCAGGAACGCCGGCACCTCGTGGATGGAATGTACAAAGGACTTTATAATGCCATCGTTTACATTTAACGTACCTGAATTTGTTAACGTAGCAATCACCGAAGCAGACATTGCTGAAGCACTGCGAGTAAACACCTCAGGCGGCAATGTGACCGCACAACAGATAGCCAACCAACGTAGTCAATCGTCAGGTGGCTCGCGTGTAAAAACCTATGTGATTGAAGGGCCTCCGGGTTCAACTAAAGAACAAGCAGAAAAAATATTTCAGCAGCAGTTGGCCTTGGGACAGTTGAAAAGTCTCAACATTGGAGAAACAGTCAACCAACAGATTGCCAAGGTAGCTACAGCGTTGCCCAAGGTTGACACTTCGACCATTATCAAAGGCACAGCTTCATTGGCTGACACAGCCAAGATGCAGCTAGGAGACTTTGCTAGACAAACACAGGCCAAAGGGTCAATAGCCGGTCTTGATATTGATCAGGTTACTGGCATGATGGCTCAGACTTCTAAAATTTCCGGACAGGCAGCTACCACTGTCAGTAGTAAAGGACTGGTGGGCAAATATGCTATCAGCCCACAGCAGTTGGAAGAAGCAGGTTTACTCAAACCTGGCACTGTACAAAGATTTGGCACCAATCCCAATCAACTGGTTGCCATGTTGCAGAGTCCCAAAGTCTGGACTGGCAAAAATGGTGCCAGCAGTCTTGATGCAGTGCTAGGCGACAGCAAGATTCAGGATCTGGCGCAGCAAAATCTATTTGCTGGTACCTTGGACAAACTCAAGGCCAGTGGACAGATCACCGGCACAGAGTCTGCCGCACAATTGGCTGGATTGGCCACTGCGGGAGCCAAATTTGGAACTGATGCGGCTGCTCAACTGGCCAAAGGAGTGGTGCCACCCAATCTTGGTGCCGAAGCGCAGAAGTTATTGGCTGCTGGTCAGTTTGCTGTGGATGCAGTGGCATCCAAGATACCGTCTGCTATGAAAGGTGTGCAAAGTGCAGCCAAGGCCATTGGCACTGTAAATCGTCAGGCCTTAAATACTGCTATGACCAGCATATTGCCTAGTGGCAAAATACCAGTGCCCAGCTATGAAAATCCTGCTGCTATCATTGGTGCTGCAACTGGTACGCCGGTAAATGCCAATGCCTTGCAACAGATAGCGCAAAATGCACAGGGCATTGCACAACAGGTAACACAGCAAGTGCAGAATACTTTAGGATAAACAATGGCCACATTTATTGGTTTCAACACAATTGGACAGTGGAAAAAGTTTACCTTGACCGACTTTGAGTTAATCAAGCGTGATCTGTTAAACGCTTTCAATATTCGTCAGGGCGAACTGGTAGGACGCCCAAGTTACGGTACTAACCTATGGGATTTCATATTTGAAAACCAATTGGAAGCCACTCAAACTCAAATACTCAAAGAAGTTGAACGTGTGGTAGGCGGCGATCCTAGACTGTACGTGGCCAGCATCAATGCGTATCCGCAGAACAACGGTATCCTGCTAGAACTAGAAGTCAGTGTGGTGCCTAGCACCGATACTGAACGGCTCAACATTTTCTTCGATCGCGATAGCCGATCAGCCAGCTACATTTGATCATCTAAAACTACGCTGTTTTTCAATCCGGTAAATACGTGATAGGAAGATAGCTATGGCCATAACCACCAGACAAACAGTAATTTTTGGTATCGAGGACTGGAAAAAACTATACCTGACCTATAGAGAAGCGGACTTTCAAAGCTATGATTTTGAAAGTTTACGCAAGAGTTTTATTGATTATCTGCGTGTATACTACCCAGAAACCTTTAACGACTACATTGAAAGTTCGGAATTTATTGCGCTTTTAGACGTAATAGCATTCATGGGACAAAGCCTGGCGTTTAGATCAGATCTAAATGCTAGAGAAAACTATATTGACACTGCTGAACGTAGAGACAGCGTGATCAAACTGGCCAATTTGGTTGGTTATTCACCCAAACGCAATACCGCATCACAGGGCTATCTCAAGATTCTCAGCGTCAGTACCACAGAAAATGTGGTTGATTTCAATGGTATTAACCTTAGCAACAGCACTATCAATTGGAACGACCCTACCAATGCCAACTGGCAGGAACAGTTTGGAGCCATTATAAATGCAGCTCTAGCAGACCCGCAGCGTATCGGACGGCCAGGTAATCGCCAGATTATTCTCGGGGTTGAAACCAGCGAATATGCAGTAAATCTAGTGCCAGGCTTTCTGCCAATTATTCCGTTTACCAGCACTGTTGACGGCATTGTCATGCCTTTTGAAGCGGTGAGTGCCAGCAGTCTGGGCGAAGACTTTGTGTACGAGCTGCCGCCACAACCAAACGGTCTGTTTAATATCTTGTTCCGTAATGATCGACTGGGTTTTGCTAGTCCCAACACCGGATACTTTGTGCTGTTCAAGCAGGGTACCATACAGAACCAAGACTTTAATCTTACCGAGCGTTTGACCAACCGCACAGTGAATATCAACATTGAAGGTATCAACAACGAAGATGTATGGTTGTATCAACTGAACGATCTGGCACAAATTGATCGTCAATGGCGCAGAGTTGACAGTGTGTACGCTGGTGCAGTCGAACAGCTGGCACCCGATGAGCGTAACATTTATTCTGTTACCAGTCGTACCAACGATCAGATTACCTTGGTCTTTGGCGACGGTGTGTTCAGCGAAATCCCAGTAGGCACATTCAGAAACTATGTGCGTGCCAGCAACGGCCTACAGTACACAATCAATCCAGAAGAAATACAGTCAGTGGTACTGCCTATCAGCTATGTCAGTCGTAACGGACGTCTTGAAACTCTGACCATGACTGTGGGTCTGCAAAGTCCAGTGACCAATGCGCAAGCTCGTGAAACTATTAATCAGATCAAGACTAGAGCACCAGCCAGATACTACACTCAGAATCGCATGGTCAACGGCGAAGATTACACTAACTTTCCGTTCACACAGTTTCCGTCAATTATTAAAAGTAAAGCAGTCAACCGTACCAGTATTGGTGTTAGCCGCTATCTAGATTTGATTGATCCCACTGGAAAATATTCAAGTATCAACACATTCAGCACAGATGGCGTGCTGTATCAAGAAGAAGATGATGGCACGTTCTATTTTACCATAGCCAGCATCAATGATATCAGCGACATGATATTCCGTCAGTTGGAGCCGAGCCTGCAGAGTCTTGGCATGCAGCACTTTTACTACAGCTATTTTCCTCGAGTTACTTTTACTGGACTAGGCATAGGTTGGAATCAGACCACAGTGTCAACTAACCAAACTACCGGCTACTTTATAAATGCAGCCGGCGCCCCACAGCAGATTGGCAGCTATGCCAGCGACAACAAAGAGTACATTGTGCGTGGTGCTCTGGTAAAATTTATTGCACCTACCGGACAATACTTTGATGTCAACGGTAGACTAATCACTGGCACTGTGATTCCACCAGGTGGTCGTGTTGAACTGTGGACCACTGTTACCAACGTGGTGTTAGATGGCACTAATTTTGGTACAGGCAATCTAGACAATGGTCTAGGACCAGTGACCTTGAATGAACCAGTGCCAACTGGTGCCTTGGTCGACTCTGTGATTCCGCTGTTTATCAGCGATCTACCACAGAGTCTGCAAGCTGAGATCACCAACCAGGTAGAGCTCAACAGAGATTTTGGTCTAGGTTTTGACAACCTGGCTCAGGAATGGTATTTGATCAATTCTACAAACCTAGACATTGATGCTGCATTCAGTTTTGCCAATGCGCGAGATAATTCAGGTACCGGCTTAGATGCCAGTTGGCTTGTACAATACATCACAAATGGACAGCAGTACACAGTCAATTTCAGACGATTGGAGTATGTGTTTGCCAGCGTGTTAGAAAATAGATTTTTCTATGACGGCAGCACTCCAATCTATGACAGTCGCACAGGTTTAGTAATTGCTGACTATGTCAATGTGTTAAAGGTCAATACTTTACCAGATACCAGTTTGCCATTGAACATTGATTATCGACTACGCATTGTAGGACAGCCCATTGAAAGTGACGGCTACGTCGACGACTTTAGAGTGCTTGTCAGCTATGACGACACCGATGGTGACGGCGTGCCCGATGATCCTGATTTTTTCAAAACTCTAGTGCAGCCTTCGGTAAATGCCAGTCAGAAACTGGTGTTCCTACAGCTGACCGTGGACTTTGACAATCTTGAGCGTTACCTACCAGTTAACCAAGGAGTGGTCAATACACAGTTTCCTACCAAGGCCAGCATTGAACTGGCCAAGTCGGCATACATCCCTGGACAGATATTTTATGCCTACAACGAAAATACCTTTTACGAACTGGTAATAAATGCTCAGGCCGTGCGCAGTCTCAATGTGCGTACAGACTTTATCAGCCGAGTAGGACGCCAAGGTTTTAGCTTTCAGTACCGCCACAACACACCACTGAGTCGCAGACTGGATCCTAGTGTCACTAACATTATTGATATCTATGTAGTGACCAACTCATACTACACTTCTTACACCAACTGGATCAGAGACACTACCGGCACAGTGCCACAACCAGAAGTGCCTACACAGGATCAACTGACCACAGACTATCAAGGTCTGCAGGATTACAAAATGATCAGTGACAATGTGATCATTAACAATGTCAACTTCAAGCCATTGTTTGGTAATAAGGCTGCTCCAGAACTGCAAGCAGTGATCAAGGTTATCAAGGCTTACAATACCACCGTCAGCGACAGTGAAATCAAGAGTCAGGTGTTGGCCAACATGAATCAATACTTTGATATTGATGCATGGGACTTTGGCGATACATTTTATTTTTCAGAACTGGCCGCCTATTTGCATCGTAACATGGGCGACTTGATTAATACCGTAGTACTAGTACCAGTTGATTCAAACAAGAGCTTTGGTGATCTGTATGAAATAAGATCAGGACCTAGTGAAATTTTTGTAAATGGAGCTACAGTAGATAATATTGAAGTTGTACCTGCTCTGACACAAAGTCAGCTGCGAGCTACAGCACCAGTGACATTGGTTTCGATGAATCCAGTTAACACCGGAACATCATCAACACAGAACTAATTAGAAAATGGCCAACGTAAGATCATTAGATTTTCTGCCTGAAATATTCAGAACAGACACAAATCAAAAATTCCTGTCAGCTACTCTAGATCAGCTGACACAGCAGCCTAATTTTATTCGTACCAGAGGTTATATTGGTCGTCGTTACGGACCTGGTATCAATCCCAGAGACGGTTATGTAATTGAGAGTACACCTGAACGCAACAACTATCAGTTGGAACCAGGTGTTGTCATGCTCAAGCCAGGTACCAACACTGTCACTGATGCAATTACCTATCCGGGGTTTCTTGACGCACTCAGCATACAAGATGCCGACACCAACGAAGCCGACAGACTGTTTGCTAGTCAAAGCTACAGTTGGGATGCGTTC